TGCGGCTTTTAACTCTTCTCGAGAAGGACGCTCTTTTTCTCTTAGCTGCTGCCAGTTAGAAAATACTTCAATCCCCTTAGTGATCGATTCCCTAGCTTGCGCTCTCTTCATCTGCACATCTTCTGGAATGTCTAGTCCGGTTTCCTGCTTGCGGGTCACGAACCAATCAGTTTCAGCCAAATAAGATCTAGCCGCCTCATTAGCCTTCTCCTGCGCATTGCTAACCTCTAACCAGCTTTCTTGAAACTTCTCTTTGGCTTCTAGCGTCTTCTGTAATTCCACCGCATCAAGCCTCAGAGTCTCGATCTCAGCAATGATAGAGTCATACTCAGCCTTAAGCTTTTCTTCTAAAGGAATGGCCTTCTTGGCGGCCTCATCCCTATACTGGTGCTGCCTCTCCTTGTAGTAGTCATCTAGCTTGCTTAAATTGTTCTTCTTGATCCCAGCTAATCGCTCTTCTTCTTTAATGAAAGCATCAAGAAGCTCCTGCGTTGGGGGCTCATCTTTTGTTAAGAATCTAATTCCGGCATAGGTGCGATCTTCCATCACATATGGAATGTGTGGCAGGTACTTATCTAAAATGTATGCATAACTAAATTTGCTCATTTATCTTCCCCTTGCACTTATCCAAGATCTCTTTAAGATCTGCGGAAGAGGTACAGTAATAACCCCTTGCCTCACTAAATGGTTTTACCTCATTAGCCTGTTTTCTAACAAGACCTTTAGTTGGCTCTAAAAAGTAAATCTTAACGGCACCACCAGTGCAAGCTACAATGTCCTGGAAATGGGCTTTAGACTCGCAGAGATATCCACGGGCCTTTTCAAAGGGAAGAACTTCTTTAGCTTGTAAACGAACGAGGCCCTTATCGGGCTCTAAGAAATATACTTTAACATTCCCAGGAACCGTCCCGCAGGAGGCTAAGAGAAAGCAAAGTATAATTAAACGATTCATTTTCCGTTTATCTCTTTTTCAATATCAGATGTGTCGCCGCCAGTTTCTTCAGCCTTATCAAGGGCCGCACGAACTCGCTTTAGATTATCAAGAATCTCTTGCGCCACCTTATCCTTGTCAGGAGTAGGCCCCCAGAAGATCTTTAAGACCTCCAATATGATGGGGCCAACCAATGACAATAAACTTAATAGGGATCCCATTAGGCCTGTGGCTTACCAACGGCAGATGCCAAGGTACGGTAAATCAAATCAAAGATGCCGCTCGACTTGATGCTCGGGATAAGGGCCAACACTTCCGAAATGGCAAATAGGGCACCCAAGATAACTGCTTTATTTTCAATAATGAATTGCATAAAAACTCCTTTTAAAGATTGTGACAGAGCTTTTACTTATTGTCTAGGTGTCGCATCTCATATACGCGCTGGTCGATACGATAAAGAATAACCTTCATTTCAGACAATTGCCTCTGAACCTCGTCGTGCCTCTGATCTACATAGGACGTTAGATTCTTTTCTTTTTCAGCCAAGGCAGACTGTGTGGCAAAGGTTCCAAGAAGATATAAAATAGCAACGGTTCCAAGGCTTGCAGCCCAAATAAGAGCTTCAAATTGTTTAAACCAGGCGCCCATATAAACAATGTAACAAATGTTTATCTAATAGAAAAGCTATGACGTAAATTGGGCGATTATCTCCCAAGCGTTTCTTTCATAGTTGTATGTAAAAACATCGCCATTGGATTTGAAGAGATACATTTTTTCTTCATGCTTAATAATTTCAACAATCATGAAATCCTCCTTTTTATGGTACGCAGGTGCAATTTAATTGAGCCGCCCCGTTATCCGTTGCGCTGGCATCGGTATAAAATCTAAAACTCGTTGATGTTGGGTTTCCGTTTAATCCGGTCGGGCTAGATAAGTTTATATATTCAACAATCGAACACACGGGAGCCTGAGAGCATCTTCCCGAAGTAATATTCATTGTGTAATCTCCGGTGCCAGTTCTAGTTATGCTGGCCACCGTGTCGGAGTTTCCAGACGAATCATATTGGCGGTTCAATGTGCAGGGAGAGCTAGAGCATCCAGTGCCCTCAGTGCCGCCGCTGAAAGCCACGTTGAAAATTCTAAGCGACCCCCCGCCGCCAACTCCAAGGTTCGTAAAATTTAGTGCCGAGTTAGCAGCGAAAGTATTTGCTGAAAGTAAAAGTAAAAATAAATATTTCATGAAAACCTCTTAGTAAAGTCTAACCATCGTAATTGTTTGAGAGCCAACGTATACCCCGTTTAAATCTCTTCCAATTCTGCAATCGGTATTTCCACCCGATTCCATCTTTCCGCGAATGTCGATTGTGTGAGCTCCCGCCGAACCAAACGTTATTGTGGAGCTCATTGATGGGGCTATCGTTGCTTGGGATCCGCTCATAATTTGCATATCTTCATTCGACGTAGTTGTTCCATCCGAGAATTGGTAATAACAAGCCTTACCGTTTGAGTTAATATTCCCAACAGCGCCCGTGTATGTGATTTGATAGGTTCCAGCGGGAACACTCGTGGTAGTAAAACCGGCCACATTGGTTCCGGGAGTGGAAAACGTGGCGCTTCCATTTGTTGGTGTGTAAGTGCAACCCGTTGAAGTTCCAAGAGCCGCATATGTCGTGGAAGTTGTGTTAAAATTTCCACCTGAGCAGCCGGAAATTTTCATGATACCAACCAGCCCATAAGTGGTGCCAGCCGATCCACCAATGATCGCCGCACGAGAGGAATCAAACATCCTTAATGTAGTGGAAGATAGGGCAACGCCAACAGGCTTGGATACTTGGCCCACTGTGCTTGGCTCGGTAGCGGTCATGGTTCCGGCACTAGAAGGAGAAAGGAAGTAAACCGTTCCGTCCGTTAATCCAGAAAGGCCCGAAACATATCCCGAATAAGTTAGCACTACTGTGTTGGCATCGGTCACGGTTGTGACCATTGCGATTGACTCTGCCGCCGCCGCACTTGTGGCGATTGCTTTTGTCCAAGTAGATCCGTTTAGATATAGAATATCTCCCACCGAGAATCCGTGGGAAGTGATCGTTGTGCTTTTGAAAACAGAATCGCCACCGGATCCGCCACCAGAGTTTTGATCCTTTTGAAACGTCCAAGGGCCGCCAGATGTGCTGTTGCTAGTTACATAAAGAGTGGCATATGTTGGCGCTCCTGTGCTTGCGGCCGCCAATGTGCCAAGAGTAAATGCAGAACTATTTTGCACTGTAACTGCCGCACTCGATTCATTTACAAGCGTGTACCAATATCCGGCTCTCAATGTGGTTGCATCAGGAAGCTTGATCGTCTGCGCAGTAGATCCAGTAATCCTCTGCACCTGCGTAGAAGCCGCATTCATAATAATTGCGCTAGCCGTTCCAACCTGCGAAGTGATGTCGTGCTTTATCCCTCCATACTGCCATGTTGCAGAAAGGGCCAAGCTAGATAAGAATAAACCAAGTAATGTCTTAAGGATCATAATGCTCCAATACAGCCCATAGACCCACATAGTTTGCGGTATCTAGGGCATCGTTCCATTCAACGGTAAAACCAGTTGTAGACTGCGCTATCACGTTCCACGCTCTCTGCGCAGGAGTGGAATCAGTAGTGTTCTTAAATGCCCACACAACAGTATAGTTCGCATTGGCTCTTGCTGTAGCAAAGGTAATCGCCTTTGTTGTTGTGCTAATAGACAGGGCGACTGTCCCTGCTTTTCCAGTATTAGGATTCGTCCATGAAAGTACACCGCTTCCATTATTAATGAGAGTTGTGCCAGCCGCGCCCTGAAGTAATGGCAAGGTCATTGTATAGCTTGCGCTAACGACACCCGCATTTATTGTAACTGTATTTGTTCCGGCTCCTGGATCTTCCAAAACAAGAGCATCTTTAAGAAGCAAACCAGTTGATGTTAAAGAGGCCTTAAGCGTTCCACCTAAAGAGAAACCAAGCTCGTCAGCATTTGGAAAATACACTCCCGTGTTTGTATCGGTGTATCCTGCAAAAGATGGAAGTGCTGCGCTACCAACCGGAGATCTAAAATGCCCATCTTGGCCAACAGAAGAAACGGGATTTCCAAAATCAGACTGATTGCTCCACTGAGTTAGATCAACGCTTTGTCCCGTTGTGCCGGAAACCAGCAATGTCCTGTGCCCAGCATTTGCATTAGAAAATCCCCACTCATATCCTATTTGGAAATAACCATATAACTGCCCAAATCCAGAATCATAAGGGCGAATATATGCCGGAGTCGCGCCACCATTTGTAGACACTCTAATTTCAGGAACGCCGGAGGGGCCAGCGGGAAGGATTGCCCATCCATTTGCCTTATCCGTTCCAGAACCAGCATTAAATTGATCTTTGTTATTTTGATAAACACAAAGACCATTTATGGAAGAAGAAGAAACCGGAACTATAAAGTTAAATGGAGCATTAAAGGTGGTAACAGACCCCTGAACACCAGCAACAATCTTTTCTGCTGCTTGATCGGCAACAATAATATTGCCCTTGGTTGCATCGCTCGTGCTTCTAAGAGTTAGGCTTCCAGAGGCAGATTCACTTCCATAAAGAATGGGGCTAATTAAGCTTGTGGTGGCCGCAAGTGTGCTAGCAACAGATACTCTTCCAGACGCAAGTATTCTCATGGCTTCAGCAGCAGATCCTGCGTTTGATGTGTAAAAGGCAAGATCTCCAAGTTGCGTAGTTCCAGATCCTGTATAAATAGCATCAATCTTGGCAATTGCCGCATTTGTTGAGTTGTATCTAGCAAAGAAATTTAAACGAGCGGCGACATCGTTTGTTGCAAGATCAGCATTAGAGGTTCTAGCTGCAGAAAACTTAAGCTCAGGAACTCCACCAGTAAACTGAGATTCAACTGTTACAACGGGAGCCGCGCTTGCTTTATAAACATGAAGATCCGTTGATGGTGCGTTTGTCCCAATTCCAAGACGATTATTCGATGTATCCCAAAACAACTCTGCTTCAGAAGTAAATGTAGTTGATCCATCGCCAATCAAAACCCGTCCGGCAGTTTGAGCAACAAATCCAAGATTTAATCTAGCCGTAGCGGCGTTAGAAAGATCAGAAAGGTTTAAGCCCTGATTTAAATACTGCAAATCAAGATAAACAGTTCTTGCCTCTGTAACGAACTGAGGAGCAAGCTCTAAGTCGGTAGGAGTGTCTGTGCTTTGAAAGGTATAAAGATACCAAATCCTAACTCCACCTTCACCAACCGCAGGAGTTCCATCAAGGGTAACGGCTGCCGCAGCATGAGAAGAAACGCTTACAAGGTTTGCAGGAATTTCCGTAACAGAATTATAAATAGGCAAACCAGTTGTCTTGGTAACAACAGCCGAGCTATTAACAATTTTAGCAGCATCAAACGTGATTCCACTTCCGTTGCTATTTCCAGTAATCGTTAAGCTTGGGCCTGATCCAGCAGCAAAGTCTTGGTAAAGCCAAACTCTGGCCAAAGAAATGCCAACACCACCGCTTGACGCACCAACCCAAGATCCGCTTCTACCAAGCATCTTATGCCGCCTCTGTTATATAAGCAGTTCCGTTAGCCGTATTTCTAACGATACTTGCCTTGTAAAGAACGTCTCGTTTAAATGGCAGTCCAACAAACGCTTGGATCCCACCAGGAACAAAGAAAGAAGTTCCGCTTGATCCGCTAGAGATAGCAGCAGCATTGTCGCTAGAAGTAGATTCTTTCAAAAGAACCCAGCAATCCGTTGTGCAGAAAATGGAAATCAAAGTTGTTCCCTGAGCAAACGCAAGAGTGTCTGCTGCCGAGTTCGTGTAAGCAAGAACCTGAGAAAGACCAGGAACTACAGCCTGAAAATATGGTGAGTTTCTATCTGATACTGCTGGTGTACTCATTGTTCTTCCTCATTATCTTTTCTTCCAATTGCTTGCAGGATTGATTGTAAAACAGATTCTCTTGTTCCGGGAGGGGTAACTCTGCTTACTTGATTATATGCAGAACCAACTCCTCTTTTTCCTGTTTTGTACAATGCGGCCGTACTCTGCAGCGGCCTTGTAAGCTCAATTGGAGTTGTTTGTGTTTGCTTAACGTCTCTAATTATCTTCCCAAGATTAGATAGCTTTGATCCAGACAAAGTATCAAGCTCTTGAATAAGCTGTCCCTTGTCTGGATTTTTAATTGGATCCGGAATAATTGTGGCAATCGGACTTCCTTCAGAAGAAGACCTAATTGTGTTTCTAATATTTAAAGCTCTAGACATTGGCTCGTTTAACGCTCCATATTCTGGAGTAAGGTTTCTGAGCTTTTCCCTTATTGTATCTGCTGTAAATTTTGCGCGATCTTCTGTGGCGTTTGCGCCAGTATTGTACGGGCGAGATTTTGCGTATGTTGCTCTTTGATCAGCATACTGCTTTATTTTTTGCGCCAATTTTGCATTAACGTCTCTGCTTCCAGACTCTGCTTGTTTTCTTTCAATTATATCAGCAAGCGTATCTAATCCACCCTTTGCTCGAGGAGCACCACTAAGCGCTTCTCTTCTAAATCCACGAAGAGTATCTGGGTTTAAACTAATTTTTTTATCCTTAAGAATAAGGTTAATTTTTGCAGCATTAGGAGCCACTTCTTTTTGCATCATTGACTCAATAGCAGAATCAATCATTTCTTTAACCTTAGAAGAATAATTTAATTTAGGATCATTAAGCTGTTTAGCAATAGAAGAAGCCTCTCCAGCGTCTTGAAGATATTTACCAGCAGAACCAAAAGCACCACCAAGAACAATTCCGGTACTTGCATTTTGTGTTCTAGATCCTTTTTCTCCAGGATCCATTAATCCGCCTTCAATGGCTCCAGTTGCAGCACCAGAAGCAAATCCTGGCTCTGCAAGAGTCCCAAGATATGGAAGGCCCTTAGCTAATCCTAATGTTTTTGCAATAGCAGCAGATGGCCCAAGACCACCAATTATTCGTCCAAGGCTTGCTGGAACTGGATGTTTTTCTGCGGCATCTATCATGTTCTTTGGAAGAACACGATTTATGTAGCCACCAGTAAATCCCTGCATCATCCCAACTGGAATGGCACCAAGAGTGTCTTTTGTTTCTCTGCTATATCCGCTAAATTTTGGTATCTTGGTAAGATCAAATCCACCAGGAGTAGAAGAGGGTGGAAAAAGATCTTCTACGTTTGGTTCTTTTGGCACCTTTTTTTGATCAAACAAATCATCTAGGGAATCACTCATTATATCCCTTTCCATATTTGTTCTTTAAAAATGCATCAACCTTTTGCTTTTGAGACTCAACCATTCTAGAAACAGATTGCGTTGTAGCTTTTCCTTTTGCCATTTGTTCCTGAAGGCCAGATCTAAATTCTTGCATTTTTTGCCTTGCCCTATTTAGCTCTTGCTCATAACCAGAATCAGCAGATGGCTTTCCGCTATTAAGAGAATCCGATCTCTTTTTCATCATCTGATCTATTTCACCAACGGGGCCGCCGCCCTCTTTAAACTTAGAAATTAGGCCACCATCAAATCTAGCGCGAACAGAAGACTCCGCTTCTTTTAATCCCTCGGCATATAAACGAAGTCCATTTATTACGTCTCGCTCATTTCCACCAGGCTGCATACCAAGAGCAATAAGGTTTCTTCCTTCTTCAGACTTACTAACGGCCTGACCGGAGTTGTTTCTAATTTGCGTGTTTGCTAAAACCTGCAAGGCCTGCTGAACCTCTTCACCACCAAAAGATTTTGTTGCAATACTAGCAGCAGCAGTTCCAAGAATTGGAATAGATCTTAGGGCATTTGTTCCATATCCAGGAAGTTTATCTGTGTTTGGAGATTTAGAAGAAAGAGCCTTTGTAATGTCATCTATTTTTCTTAAAGCTGGAAGGGCCGCACTTATGCCAGTTTTATCGTATGCAACACCAAGCTTTTGAATGTTTTTTTCGTCGTCTTCTTTGTTTCTTATGTCTGTTCTTACGGTAAGGGCTTTTTCTCTTTGGGCCTGACCAATCATTGCCTTTAAAATAGAGTCTTCAGATGGGCGCAATGCTCTTTGAAGTTTTGCGGCCGTCTGTCTAGCAACAAGACCGTATGCTTCTCCACTTTTAATTCTATCTGCCGCTTCATAAACCGCTGGATCCACATCTGGACTTGGTTTTGTTGCAGACACGGGCTGAGGTCTATACGATCCCTGAATCATTTCTTTCAAAATAGAAGAACGAATAGAACCCTGGAAATCAGCAGGAATGCCAAGCTTTTCTCTAAGATTTGGTGGCAAAGAGTTTACAGGAACCTGTGGATCGGTGTCTTTGGCCGCCTGAGCAGTCATCATCTCTTGAATCTTTGCTCTCATCATTGGAGATGGATTAAAGTCTTGAACAACTTCTGGCTGAGCTGGAAGCTCTCTGTCGGCAACGGTTGGGCCAACAACAGGACGATCTTCAAAGTTTAATTCTTGCTTTACTGGCTGAATAGAAACACCAGGAACAATTGGCTTTGGCTCTCCAACAAACTCAGTTTTATCTTTTGGCTTTAAAAGAGGCTGTGGCCCAGAAGGCATATCCATTGATTGTGGGGCTCTATCTGTTGCCTGTAATCCTGCGCTAGCATTCCTAGCGGCTTCTGCTTCTGCGGCTTTTCTTGCTCTCTCAACGGTAATGTTTTTATCAACAGCAACCATTGGATCTGGAGAAGGAGGCGTAGCAGGATTCAATACCTTTTTAAAAAACTGAGGAACATTGGACTCCATTGGGCCTTGATCGCGCTGAATATTATCCTGGTTTTCTTCGTACCCAGAAACGTAACCACCCTGAGCCGCAGAGGGCTTCATGTATCCACCCATCTTTAAAAGGGCAGCCTCTTGTGCTGCAAGCTGCTGAGTGGCCTGACGATAAAGCTCGTCCTGCTTAAACTTGCGGCCCTCCATAAAGCCTGAAACAGGCCCATCAGAACTTGGTGTATAAAATTGTATTGCCATTATGCTATATCCCTAAATTTACCAAAATCATCGCCAGCCATTGTTGTAGAGTTTCCATTTGATCCACCCTTAAACATTTTCATAATGCCCTTCATTGGGCTTGAATCTTCTTGTTTCGGATAAACGATCCCCTTTGGGGGGCTACTTTGTTGTTGCCCAAGATCACCTATGGCTTGAGAATAAAGCTGTTGGCGCTGCTGCACGATAGGATCTTCGCTCTGCTGAACGGGAGAATACCTAGACTCAATGGGAGCATTTGCTTGCCACATAATTACCCCAATCCAATAAGTGATCCGGCCTGCTCAAGCGTTTTTCCAAACTTTCCAAGCTGGCTTTGTCTTGCGCTTGTTGAGTTTGTCATATTTAAGTTAGCCTGAGCCATCTTATCTTTTTGCTGACCAAGTTGAGCATTAGAGCTAAGTGTGCTTTTTGCTAAATCCTGGTTATATAGATTTCCTTGAACGCCCTGAATCTTTCCAAGGTCATTAACGCCCTGAGAGTATAAATCAGTGTATCCACGAGCTGTGGCTCTAGCATTAGCGTCAGCAAGCTGACCACTAGGACGAAGCGCCTGTTGAAGAGTTCCCGTTCCACCCTTGGCTCTTGCAAGCTCCTGAACCTGACCACCAAAAGAGCGATTCATGTCTTCTGCAAACTGAGACTTTCTTTGAGCAGAGTTATCGGCAAGACCAGCAAGTTGGGATCCGGCAGCAGATTGAATCTGGTTTCTCATGTCCTGAGTTCCGGCACCAGTATTGTAAATGTCTTTCATGGCTTGTTCGTAGTATCCATCATATTGATTGGGATTTACTCTTGTAGATTTTCCTGGAGCAAGACCAAGTGTTTCCGCGCCAAGAGAATACATATTTGCGGCGGCCCCACCAATACCACCAGTACTGCCTTCTTTGGCCCCCCAGTTTTCTTGTGTTCCACTCCAAAAATCATTAATTATGCCCATTATAACTCCCTAACAACTAGCTTGCAGCCACCCATGGTAAACGCAAAGTTCGGCACGTTTTCCGTTTGGCTTAATTTAACAGAATAAGTTTGAGTTCCGGCAGATGGATAATCGATATAGTTAAAATCAGAGCAACGATGAATGGCTCCGGTAGTGTCGGGATACCACTGAGACATAACTGTAGCGGATCCGTTGATTAAGAAAAGGTGCGCCTCTCCGGTTCCGCCAGCGGTATATAAATACCCATAATCGCCGCGACCAATGGTAGTAGCCACTGATTGAAGCTGAATCTGAACGGGTCTGCCAACGGTTGTGATCGTTGTGGATAGATTTGGAATTTGAGCTAGGGTTGTGGCACCAGTAACAAAGAATGTTCCGCTTCCATCCGTAAATTTAATATTAGACGCGGCTAGGTTTGAATTTGAAACACCAAGGTTAGCAATGTTCCCTGTTGCAATGTTTCCGCCATTAAGCCAGCTCGATATATAAGCCAGCTCTGCGTTTACCTTTGTTCCAACAGCCTTTGCTCCACCAGCATAGTCGGAGGCACCATAAGGCCTTGTAAAGGAAGTGGCAAATGCCAAGCTTGGGATAAGGCACAGAACAGCAATGTTAAAAAATCTTCTCATTGCTAACAATTCTACAGATTATGAGCTTTTAAGTCCACCCATCTGACGAAGAATTTCTGCAAGCTCGTTTACACGGGTGATCGTTTGGGCAAGTGTTGCGCCGCTAGATAAATCCGTTAAAGTCGTTGCTTCATAAACAATCTGATTTATGCGCTCATGCACATAATCAAGCTCAGAGTTGATCGTCTCGGGGTCATACTCTCTTGGCTGTCTAAGGCGTTTTTGGCCCTTCCTGGTGGTTCCAACATCGGGCTGCGCAATCGGAGTGGTTCTTTGCTCAAAACTACCCTTAGCCATTATCGACCCATCTTCACGCCCTCAATCGAAACCGACTGAAGGATAAACCCATACTTTGTGGGATCCGTTTCTTTGTTGATAATCCTAATCTGGAAAGTATAGCCAAGAGACTTAATGGGAACCTTGGAAACCGTCTCAATAAGACTAGCTGAAGCCCAATTTCCATCATCCCAAATCAAGTCACCATCGGCCGCCAAATCAGAAGAATACCAAGTGGACTGAGAGGCAACCACGTTCCAATCCTCAATCACAAACTTCTTCGATTCGTCGTAGTCCGGAATAATTTCAATATCAACAGTCCAGCTCTGTGCGCTCTTGGCCCTAATATATAGCCACTGAGCCCTCTTCTTATGCTGATCATCCCCAAAGTTAATCATGCCGCTAGTCCAGGTGGATTCAATCATCTCACCATTGAACAGCACCTGCGTTTCATCAGAGAAATCAGAAATTCTTCCAACGGTGGCGGATCCCATAAGATCCACAAGCTCACCATTAGAATCCGTATCCATTACTCGAGAGAGGCCTTCGGTTCCTTGAATAAAAGACCATTGCTCGCTTTCTAAATCAAAACAGAAAGTTAGATTTGGGGTAGTAGCACCATCTCCCACAACACAAGAGCAGTAATATCTCTGAATCTTTGGATCGTACCAAGAATAGAAGGTATCTGCGTATTGAGTCCTGATGTTATCAACAACATCTTGAATGTCGGAAGAGATCTTGTCTCCTTGTCCAATCTTACTGAACTGAACAAACCCAGAACGGTCAAGGCAGATTACTCCAGAGGGTGTTTCCTGAATGGTTCCTTCATTAATACAACCTTTTTGTGTATCCATGATTCTAAGAGTGAAATTATCAGGAGAGGAACCCGTAAGATAATATGTAGACTTATTTTTAAACACAAGAAGAGCAGTATCGCCCAATACACCAAGGCCCACCGTAGTCTGTCCATCGCCACGCCCAACCTCCCAAATATAAGGAAAATAATCTGGCTGATAAACTTCGGAACCAAACAAGATGTCGGAGAATCTATAAAGAGCCCTATCTGCCGCATCAGAGGTTCTTCCAAGATAATTAAATCCACCACACCTAGCCCCAACACCAAAAAGCTGATCTCTAAAAAATTTTGTTTGATAAAATCCTTTATTTACCGCTTCATTAAATGCTTCGGTTACATAACCAGCAACGCTTAAATTTTTCCAGGTTCTTTTCATTCTTGAGGTAGTAGGAAGAACATAGTTGTTTTCTGGTGGGCTTGTAAGAGGAAGGCTTGCAGTTACTGTGTTATCAATAAAATCTACACCATCTGCAATAAATGCATTGATGCTAACAATATCTGCTCCATTCTGTGTGCTGCTTCCATTTACCATTGGTACCGCTTTAAAAGAAGAAAGAGTAGATGCAGCTGCGCCACGATAAATCCTAAAGTGGGTTATTCTTGGATAAAACTGCCTATGCTTTGTTAAATAGGACGCAAGAGAAGAGTATTGAAATAAAGTTTTAAAAGTAGATCCATTTACTACTGGTATTCTTCCATCAAAAGATGTTTCAAAAATATCAGTCAATCCATCGTCTGTAATTAGCGCCCTTGTAACGGGAGACTCAGAGTTTGTTTCTGCATCAAAAAAAGAAATATAATAAGAGTAAGATCCATTGTTAATCGCTGGGCCGCCAGATGTACTTGTCGTAATAATAAGCGGAACAGTGGATCCATCTGGATAAGGATCAAAGTCAATCCCAAGGTTAGATCCATCAACCGTATAGTTAGGATAGTGTGGAGGATCTACGCTGATATCTCCAAAGTCATACACAGAATCAAGGGAGCCATCTGCTCGGTTAAGAAGGAACTTACAGTCCACTCCATTCACCATAAATTTTCTGTCTCTCCACGAAGAGTATTCAAGGCTTCCGTTAGAGGACAAAGAAGAGGTGAGCGTAGTAAATGTTTTTGATCCCTCAGAGTTTTCTACAGCAACAGAAAGATTTCTCTGCGCAATCGTGAGATTCTTAAATCTAGAAATAGATGTAATACCACCGCTCTCGGATCCCAATATCTCTGCATAAATCGTAGCGCCGTTAATTCTCTCTAGCTGCCCACGAAGGTGGCGAAAGTTTATTAACTGAAGCGCATCTTCAATCGTAGAGTTCTCAAGCGAATAGCCGGACTTCTGCCCCATGAACTTTGCTACCCTGGCTATAACTCTTTGATTAATACTCATTGACTCATTGTAAATCAGGCTTTAAAAGGGCGCAATGAATGAAACAAAACCAAAATATACTAGAAACAGTTACAACCGATTAGCAAGAAAGCAATATATAAAGGAATTTTGTGAAAAATGTTTAAGTAAATATAAATTGCAGGTTCATCACATAGACCACAATTGGTCAAACAATGCAAAATCAAATATACAAACTCTTTGCAGAAAGTGTCACATTGCTCATCACCAAAAAACCGGAGAAATATGGGCAAAAAATCTAAATAAAAAACCATGTAGGGTGTGCAATGAGCCATACAAAGACGGCTCATCTCGCGGGGACTTATGCAACAAGCATCGCCTAAGATTAAAGCGCCACGGATCTTTTGAGGACATGAGAGCCGCCAAAGAACAACCGTGTACAATTTGCGGAAAGACGCAAATACTTATTAAGGGCCTATGTAATTCCCATTATTTGCGCTTGCGCAGACACGGTGATCCGCTTGGTGGCGGAAAACCAAGATCAAAATCCTTCTAACTATCAGAAATTATTGAACAAAGGGGAAAGTTGAGGATCATAGTAACGATCCAAGTTATCGGACTCAAGAGGAGCCATGATAAGGCGCTCATCAATCTCAGACTTATCGTCACCGTAAGCTGCCTTAAGGCGCAACATACACTCCTGCATCTGCGCCTGAGAATCGCCATCGTCAATTTCTTTCCAGCCAATTGCCGTAGCCATTTCAATCACAAGATCAATCAATGGAGATGGCATTCCAGTTACCAACCGAATGTCGTCTGTGTCCGAGCCTAAAAGATTAATCGGCTTCACATAGTCATATTTTAAAGTGTAGGCAATGTCTGGAATTGGATACAAACCAATCTTTGGAGTATTTACCGTAGTCGTACTCCAGCCAGTTCTGCGCCAATAATATGGCGCTCCAGTAGCCGTGTTGTTTGGATACATGGATCTAAAATAGTTATCTTCAATTAGGCGAAGCTTACGTTGAATCGGAGTGCTTGTGTAAATGCTATTCACCTTTAAAACACCACTCAAGGAATACTCTTCCTGCGCTGCTACGGTGGTTAAAATTGCTCCATACTGATATTGAAAGCTCCAATAACCCAATTCTGAAAATCTCAATAAAGCTCTGTTTATCCATTTTTTTGCTTTGGCCTGTGTAATGTCAGAGGTGTCGCCAATATTTAAACAAACTTGATCCGCAATGTTTGCTAAAGTAAATAGATCGCCAGCACTCATTTTTTACCCCTATTTTCTTTTACTCTTTTTGCGTTTTTTAATTTGTCACAAATTTTGCATCTTCTATAATTTGGATTATATTTTCTAAAATAAGTATTTTCTTCATTAAACTCATGGCCATCTATGCAAAACTTTTTATTTTTATTTATTGTTGTTATGCCACTTCCAATAATTGTGTTTTGAGATGCTGTTATTTGCTGTAAATGTAATGGATTAACGCATGATCTATTTTTACACTTGTGATCTAAAACAAAACCACTAACAATTTTTCTGTTTGCTAAAAGCCATGAAGCCCTGTGCGCAAGAATTGTTTTATTTAGTTTATGCTTTGAGCTTCTTATTTTTTGCACAGAATAACCATCAGAATTTTTTGCGCCAACGTATTCCCAGCAAGAAGATTCTGACAAAATTACTTTTCTTTTAAAAAGATTAACAAAAGAATCAAACCCATAATAAACAATGCATTTAGCAGTTTTATCAAACTCTGCGGCTGTCAAAATGTTGGGCAAAACATATTCCATTACCCAATAGTATCAGATTCTTTTAAGGACTTCAGTAAAATGCAAAGGCTCATAATCCCAATAAGATAATGAGGCCCAAGCTGCCAAGGAAAGTTCGCCAAAGCATTTACAGAAATAGCCACAAAAGCACACTCTGCCGCTATCTGACTCTTCTTATCTCTTAGCTTTGGTCGCTCAAGAAACCTTCTGTAATATCGAAAAAACACATACAGAGCATAAGCCATAATAAGAATAGCAGGTACGCCAAACTCAAAAATGGCTTGAACATAATCGTTATGGGCTTGTATAAAAATACCCATTCCTTTTGTAGATGCTGGCTGAAAGTTCTCTGCAAAAAGAACGCGAAAAGATCCTGGCCCAAAGCCAAATAATCGCTGTCCATTCCACCACCCACTTAACGTAGCCTTCCATATCTCCGTTCTCCCATGAGAGAAAAATATCATCGCTCTTGGAAAAATAAGATAACCAACACTAAGAACAAGTACAGGAGAAAAAAGGAATAGTTTTGAAATGGTAATTCCATAGTTCCATCTTCTAGAACGAACTATAATTACCGCAAGCACCGCCGCCATTGTCATGCTGGATTCTGATGCTAGCGCCATCCCACCAATAAAAATAGAAATCAGCAAATAATCGTAGGCCATCGCTATACCAAAGCATATGGCCATAAATGCGCCATACTTAGTGGTCTGACCAAAGAAAGCTATGGGAAGAGTAGAATCAATTCCAGGCGCATAGTTAAATAGAGGATCCTTGCCTAAAATCTGCGTAATTGCATAGGCCCCACTAAACACACCGGAGGCAACAATGGCTTTGAAGATAATGCCCCTCTGCCACTCTTCGAGATCCACAAACCAAAGGGAAATGCCAATGGCCGCAACAAAATAGGCCCAAGCATATAACTGCATTGACCCAAAGCCGGAAAGCCATGTAGAGAAGGAAAACACACAAAAGATTGCGCCCATCAACGGGTGAAGCCGCCTAGATAGGTAGCAACCAAATAAGACTGCCCCTAGTAGGAAGACCGCTAACAACTTGGGCGGCTCAAGCTGCAGGTCAGGGTTGGGGTCGAAAGGGTTGCAAAAAAAAGGCAGGAGGAAAAACATTCCCCCCGCCAATAGCATGGACTTAAGCTTGTTATTCATTACTGAAGGTTTAGCTTAACTTTCAAATCAGATCCAGTGCCACTTGATTTTGCTTCCAAAGAAACAATTCCGCTAGTTACAGAAGCCGCGCAAGGAACCAAGATTCCCTTAACAGATGCTGCAGTTCCTACGCAAAGAAATCCGCCAACGGCAATTCCGCCAGTAGCATCATACTTTGCATAGTCAACATAACCACGGGTTACTAATGGGAATGCTGCGGTGTCTCCGGTTGCAACTGCGCGACCAGCAATACCTGCGATGAACGGGGTAGCTGCTGCTGCGTTGTAGGTTAGGGTGCTGTAACGAGAAACCTTATACAATCCAGTGTAAGAGTTCTCATCGTAGTACAAGCCATGTCCTTTAGAGATAGCATCCGAATAAAGGGCGGTTTCGCTCTTTACAGCAGATTTATACTCAGAGTCATAGGCACCAAGGTTTGGGTCATTTCCTTGAAGGGAAACATAAGCAAGCGCGTTGGCCGAAACCAAACCCGCAATCAAAATCACTAAATACTTTTTCATGTTAATTCTCCGTTTAAAGTTTATTTATTCTTGCTCTAAAACAAGGGGGCCGTAAAGACCCCCATCGTTATTACGAGGTTGGGATACCGATTAACACACCTTGGGCACGGCGATTGTCAGTTACAAACTGGCAGCGCGTGATGATGTGCTGAACGTTGGTATCTTGGTTAACGGGCTCTTTCACAGTAGAAGGCTCGAACCATCGGTGTCTGAAGCCCCATAGCTTCAAGTACTTGGTGTTGATTGCGTAGATAGCATCACCAGACAAGCTCTTGTCCGAACGAATAGCATCAACACGTTTTTCCATAACAAAGGGGATTCCTTTGAACATGAGAACTTCAAAACCAGCACGAGCAATAAGCTTCTCTTTGTCGCCCATATAACGGACCTGATTTACCATAGAGTTTTCTACGGCTTCAAATGCGTATTGACCGCCTAAGAGTAGGTTTGGCTTGTCTGTTCCGAAAGTACAGTCACGAATAAGCTTTCTGAGCTTTACGTTACCGCTTCCAGTTTGATCGGTTCCGAAAGAGGACAAGGCCAAGTTCTGAACCTGGTTTCTCCACCAGTTATTTGCCGCGGCATCAATTCCACCAAGAGCGCCAGAAGATGGGTTCGTGGTTGGGTCGTCTTTGATGATATCCATCAAGCCAAGTGGCTCTTTGGTGTTAGCATCTTTGGGAGACAAGAGCATATCGTTGACAGTTTCCTGCATTGATACTTTCAAGTTATCCATCATGCCTTTCATCAAATCGAAAAGCTTCTGGGCATCTCCTCGGTTTTTGTCGAGGCGCTCGTTATCCATGTTCACCGAACCAGCAATAGAACGCCAATCGTACTCTGCTGCTGTAAAAGGATCAGATGGGTTAATATCCAAGGTGTCGTATCCAGCATAGCCTTGAACGGTTAGGTTTTTAGCGTACATTAGAGGGCAGAAAATCTTCTCGCCGCCGTCTACGAGCTTAATACCTTCCGCGAAGTCACCTTCTGGGGTACGCATTTTGAACACGTTTGGAGCCAAATCTTTGTCGCCCAATGCGGCAAGCAAGATAAAGTCCTTGATGATGTTGTTTACAAAGTTCTTTTTGTAATACTTAATTGTTGACGCTAATAGCGAATTGTAACTTAGAGACATTTGTGTCACTCCGAGCTTGTGCCTCTATTGCTAGAGGCGGGTTATTATAACCCCTGTTCGGCTAACGCCATCGCAATTGCTTCTTCTGGAGTGGTGGCCTCTCTTGAGCTACCCAATCGATTAGAGTTTACGGTCTTGGAACGAGCTGGGAATTTCTTCGCCTTCTCTTTCATTTCCGACTCATATCGTGATCTAGCGGCTTTTTCGTATTGATCTCCAAACACAGCTAGAGCAGCAGCTTTGCCATTGCTATAGAACTTGTTTTCAACCATATACTCAAGCACCGCAGTTACTTGCTCTTCTGAGGCTTCTTGGCCAAAGATGGCTTTCACCTGTTCCTTAGCGGCACTCAACTGAGTATCAAGGTATTGGCGATTCTTTGCCTCAACCTGTTGGCTCTCCCACTGATCTAGCTTCTGCGTCTTCTGCTCGAGATAATTAATCTTTTGCTGAAGGGCATTGATTGTTGGAGCCACACTCTTTTGAATGTGCTGGAACATAGGATCATTCTTTAGGTAATCCGGAACTTCTTCTGCTTGGTAGGGATTATTGAGTCTGTCGATCTCTTGAGTCACTACCTGCGCTAGTTTCGGATTCTGCTGAAGAAGTGACTCCCACCTTTGAAGTTCATCTGCTTTCGCGCGATAGTCTTCCAGGGCTTTAAGTTCTTCTTTTCGAGATTGAGATTCCTTAGTCCATCGGCTTTGAATCTTGCTGTGATCTTTCTGCCATTTTTCGGCTTCAGATCTGGCTCGTTCAAATTCCTTGCGGTAACGCTCATCAACCTTATTCCAGTCGATCTCGTCTTCCTCTTCGGAACTTGCCTCTTGTTCTTCGGGCTCCTCTTCCTCTTCAACCTGCTCTTCTTCTTGTTCCTCGCCTTCCGTATCCTCAGTGGACTCTTCATCAGCACTGTGTTCGGTTAGCTCTCCGTTTTTATCGAATAACGATTCAAACTCTTCTTGGGTAACATTAGAAACATCAGGTCGCATTTGTATCCTTTCCAGCAGGTAGGGCTTGTGGCCATCTAACACTGTTGAGCATCAAATCACGCACAGGGCTTTAAACCATCTGCATATGACTCAATAAGTTAATTGTGCAGTATGAGACTACCTAGCGCAAGATGAATTGCAAACTTTTTTTAACAATGTTTGTGTTTTTTAACTAAACGGGGTGGTAGCCGTTTTCCTTTGTCCACTTTTTTTCGTGGTCGGGATCGTCAAATGTTTGACCAAGCCCTTCGTGGTAGAACTTTCCAACCTGTTTTCTTGGGGCCACTCGTGGGCGAATCTCATTGGACTCGTGCCCACACACGGAACACTTGAGCTTAAAATACTGCGCGGTCTTTCCCGGCTCCATTGTTGGCCCAAGATTCTCATGCTCTACCTGCTGGCACTTGGGCACAGAGGGACAACTAAAGTTCACGCAGTATCGCTTCATACTACTCCGCTCCCCATTTCTTGAAGATTACCTAGCACAGGAGGAAGACTAGGATTTCCGTTTGGATTTAAACCGTTATCTGCCATGTTTTTTCCGCTCATGTTCATGTTAGGCGGCGGAGGCATAGCACCGCCAGGAGCGGGCGGCATTGGGCCTTGTGGGGCTTGAGGGGGGGGAACTTGACCCAGGTGTCTTAGCATTTCTGGAGTCAGTTCAATTCCCGCTTGCTTACAAGCCGTTAATACAAGAGCATTCATCACAACGGGATCCGTAATTCTCTCTGGATCAATGTCTTTAAAGCTAATGGTTGGCTCAGGAGGAGGAGGCTGGGGCATCTGGTCTGGCGGAACCATTACATCTTCAGGAACCATATCAAGCTCTTTAGCAATCTTGCCCACAAGGTTTCTGCGGTTTACGTTTGGATCTCCATTCGTAATCTCTGCAAACTTCAAAAGCTGCTGCTTGCGAAGCGCTTCGTTCTTGTACTCCATGATTCCAGGCTCAATATCAAAATAGAACTCGCCCTTAATATCTTCTGGAGAAACAGTAAGCCACTCAATCCCTTGCTCACCAGCAATCTGAACCGCAAGGGGCTGACTCATGTTTTGTTGACAAAGCTGCGCAAGTTTCCCCGCGATCTCCACAACGTACTGCTCCCACGCATGAGAGCGAGACGATTTTCTTACCTGAGATCTTCCCTCAATAAGAGAAGCTTCTGTTGCGGTATCAGCAATAGATTGGTTCTGATACTCAAAAAGCCCAGAGACGTTTAACATATCGTCTTTAGACATCGTGTTGAAGTTAAACAAATCTACTGGAATCTTTGCGTCCTCAAGTGGTCGCATTGCATCTAAATTGTCTACCTTAACTGCTTCATCAGATCTTGCATTCACAACCTTGGCAACCGTGTGGCGATCACCAAAACTCTGGGTGTAAATGTATTTAGGAAGCGTGCGCTTAACGTGAATCTGAATCGCAGAACGGATTCGGTTCATTTCAATAATTTGCGCTTCATACGCCTTAAACTCGCTCCAAGTGTAGGGAACCATGCGATCCCGCTTAGCATCCAGAATGGCAAAAGGAAAAGGATCAGACTTGTATTCAATTTCATAGGGCCAATCCACTCCTTGATCGTCTTCACAGTTCAAGAACTTCTTATATCCCTTGGTAACAGAGAAAACTTTTCTTAAGTCTTTGTCCCAAATAGTAAAGATCTGAACCCACTCTTTGTCTGTGTAGTAGTCTTCTCGTCCCAGCCAGTTCTTTTCTTCGGCCGTCTCAATTGGATACGCTTGTGGCTTAACCTTCTTCTTAGCGTCTTCTGTAAAAAGGGGTGAGGCTAGGAAATCGTTGTAGGCCATTACATCCTCAATGCCAATCCAACGAACATCTTTTCTTCTTCTTTGATCTGGGTCTAAAAAAACAGTCCAAGGATCTCTACGGGTAACAAAGGGCTTATCCTTAATTACAATTGTCTGCGTCTTGGTTCCATCCGTTCCATCCTCTTTGGTATACTGCTCTTCTCTCTCTTCAACTTCGGTTTCCCAACCAAGCTCAACGCAATTATGCCCAAAGAATGAATCAAAGAAAGCGTCCTTTAATTCCTCATCTACAGCCAATTCCTTAAACCAATAGTTTAACACTAGCTCCATGTTACGGGCCTTGGTTTCGGCATTCTCAGGAGATTCGTTTGTCTTTGGCTTGGGTCTTACACGGATAAAGGGAAAACCAGAGAAAACGGCGGGAGTAATGATTTCAATATGAGAATAGATGAAGTTTACGCTCATCACTTCATAGTTGCGCTTCTTGTGGGGCTTGGCGGAGTAGTCGCCTTGGTAGTAACGCATATAGCGTTCGGCATCTTCTTTAAAAGGACGACGAACCTTTTCACTTCTTTTAATCTTATCTAGCCATTTGGAGGCATTTGGCACCGGAATCGGTTTTGGTTTTTTCTTTTCAGCATCAACGGCCGCTTTGTTCTTAGCAAGATCCTCTTTTGAGAGATTTGATTGCTGCTGTGCTATTTCCATGAGCTTTTTTTCGTTAATATCCACCAAAATCTCCTAAATCGAACTCAGAATTGCCATCTAGCTCGTTAAAAGTGCAAGAAAATGCGTCCGGCCTGTTCTTTTTAGCATAATCTTCATCCATTTCGTCTTCAATCGTTTTTAAAGAGGCAAATCCAGCTCTTTCATCTGCAACCACTTCAGCAGGTAGGTTTTCACTCATTAACCCGTAGCGTAAACTGTCGTAGCTGTGATCATTTCTTTTAACAATGTCCTCTTCTGGGTTCTTGGTTTCAGAATCATCTAACTTATAAACTATGTTATTTAATTCCCACCAAGTCTTGTGACACTTGGATCCAATGAAAACAAACGGGCTAGATTTCTGTCCCTCACCCCTAAAGTTAAACATTGAGTTTAGCCTGGAAAGACCTGCAATCCTGTCGTTATTTGCCCTTTGAAACTTATAGATTCCTTCCTTTTCAAGAAGGTCAACCACGCTCATAAGAGTTCCATAGGACTTTTGATTGTTCTCTTTAGAGACAAGCACGTTCTGACTTTTGTTAAACATGGATGGATCGGCCGTTATAAATTTGGCCCTTGGATAGTAAGGGTGCTTTAGAAAGTATTCAGCAAGAGCAACGTACCCTCCCTTAAGATCCTTTACTGGCTTGTAAAACTCATCAAACGTCCAGAACCTTCGATGCTCGTCTATGGCGTGCCAAAGGATGGCGGTTGGGTTTCTAGCACCATAGTCCATGGAAACAATAATCTTCCAGTGAGAGGGAATTGGAAACGGGGGATCTCTTCGATAAATCTTTTCGTTATTCTCTAAGAATGGAAAAGCCTTGGTTCCAGCCTTTGATTCAAAGTTGATTTCATACTCTCGCTCAACCTGGTCATCTCTTAAGCCGGAAGTGGCTTTGGTGTACCACTCGTCGCTTCTCTTGTCGGGATCAGATGTGTAGTGGCAAGCAACAACGACGAACTCGTTCTTGGCGTTCTTCCAAGCTCGCATTCCATCAATAACAGGAAAAGGCGCATCTAGCGCCGATTCGGGAGGCTCTATCGATATTTCACGATATTTGCGAAGAGACATTTTTAGTCTTCGTCTTCTTCTAACTCTACGGTTCTATTGGGGCTCTGCTCAATGTTCATCATCCCGCTCTTTTTGGGGCCAAGCTTAGGATTCTTGCGCATTACATTGTGCATACCAACACCCTTTAGGCGTGAAAGTTCGTCCATTTCTTTATCGGACTTCATCTTTAGCTTGTAGTGTTCTGGAGGATTGCTTACTTGATCCTCTACATCGTATTCGTATTTAAATTCTGGCCCCATGTGCTTGCGGCCCTCTTCTTCAAAGCGCTTAATTAGCTGCTCATCCTTAGATGGCTTAAGCTGTGTTGGCCCTTTTGGGCCTTCCATTCTTGGGCTTCCCTTTATGTGAGAGGGAAGTGCTGGGCCAACGCCCTTATTTCCCGTATCAACCATTGGCTGTTCTTCACCAATAGAGGAGGGAATAAGCATTCCTGCGGCTGTCATTCCGGCCACTCTTCCAAGACCAGATGCTGCGGCTTCAGGAAGTGCTGCGGCCCCAAGTGGTTCGGCAATCTTCATCTGTCTGCCTCCTCGTGGGAGATCTCTTTCAAGTGGTGCAAACTCAGAGCGTGGCGCTGGAGGTGGTGTTCCTGCGCTCATTTCTTCAGTAATTGGAGGAGGAGTTCCTGCTCGCATTTTAGCGTTAGTAGGGGGAGGCCCAAGATCTCTCTCGGCCATCTTTTGTGCCAATCGCTCTTTAGCAATTTTTTCCATTCCACCAGAGTCGTAAGTTTTGTAGCCATCGTTTTCGTAAACGGTAGAAATCTTGTCTCCTCTTGGCATGGCCTTTTTAGGGGAAGCCTTGGAGAGCTTTTTCATTCCCTTGGAATCATATGTCTTGTAACTTGGCATATTACTTCACCATCTTTTTAGGGGAGTATTCTTTTACCTTGTCCATGAGCTTTTCATCGGCGCTTTTTTTAAAGGCTTTTTTCTTGGTAATTTCCTTAGAGGCCGCAACTCCAACGGTTTCTGGAGAGGTGCCGCCATTTACTTTGCCAACTTTAATTTGTGCTTTCTTGCGAACCATTTCACCGTCACCGAACTTCATCTTCATAGGACTCCTTTAAAAGTGGGAGGATGGACGACCAGACGAAGATCCATATGTCCCTTTCTGCCTAAGGAGCGGCGGAATGAAAACGCCGTTCGCTGGTCGCAGATCGTGCAGCCCATACAGCTAACACGACATTCTAAGAATATAATAATTACTGATCAAAAACAAGACGAGAAAAGTCACCTGGGGACGCGCTACTAACAAGCGTTAATCTTCCTGAATCTCCAAGTGCTGGTTTTGCTGCAGCCACAGATTCTTGAAGATTGTCTGTAAAGGCAGCCTCATCAATAAATGCTCCAGTTAGGGTTTTTTGACGAAATGCGGCCGACCCTTGGGGAACCGCAATAATTGTAGATCTTGATCTTGGAAATGCAGCATTACAATAAGTGTACTTCATGGGCTGCCACTCCTTCTGCCAATCGGGCAAGCGCTCCCACATTGTTAAAACCCTTCTAAGATTTACATCAGAATCAAGCTCGTTCTTACATTGAAAAACGGTATAGCGAGATGGATGAAACATGGAGTTATGCAGATAAAGGCCAGTGAACAGCCAGGTAAAGGAGAGCTGTCTACTTTTTGGGCAAAGGAGCTTTAGGGTGTTCAGCCAGTAGTGAGTCACTATCTGAAGATGTGGCTTGTTGGGAAAGGGCTGGAACGGGTTGTCTGGTTCTTGCGCGTCCTCTGTTAGAACCCAGTGGGTTAGCCAGTGCCATGGATCTGTCTTGCACTTCGCTAGTTCTATCTCCCTTGCTCTCACTGCCTCCTTGGTGTTCGATTGTAACAGGCTCAGCCACTCGAGACTTTCCGGACTTCCCCACACCTCGTAGTTCTGATAAAAGTCTTGCGCGTTCTTCATGAAAGTCTCCAATTGAGATATGAGAAAAATCTGTATTGATGGTGATATGCATGGGCTTAGAGTCTTCTTTGATAACGCCCTTGCTCTTGGCCATGTCCTTCCAGAAGTTGTAATTGCCTTGAACGGCATGAACCATTCCAACGGCGTGTAGAAGCTCAGCGTCCTTATCGGGAGCATACTGATCGATCATCTCTTCAAGCCATCCACTAAAGGAGGAGCCGTAGTCACAGCGCCAACGAGATACAGCCTGGGGGGTGATGCCAACTTCGTGAGCAACCTCACTGTCGGTCATGTGGGCGTTTTTGGCCTTGCACATGGCGAAAAGAATTTGCTTCGCTGTTGGGCAGAAGGTTTCTATTACATCGCCGTTTTTCCCGAATGTTTTATCTAAAACTTTTCGCATGACTTTATAATACTATACTTTCTTGAGCTTTTCCATTGATACACGCTTTCGCATCTCTTCAAGGTCTGGCTTGGCGTTTCTTTGTTTGGCTATTTCTCTAATCTTTTCAATTGGAAGATATCCACGCGCTCTTTTTTGTGGCTTTTTGTTTGGGTGCCTATATCCCTTTTGGCCTTTTTCTGGAAGCTTAATGCCATCTATATATTTTCTGCGATCTTTAATCTTTTCAACACAAGAATAAAAGCTCTGCTGATCGTAAGCAACAACGCGAACAATAAGGTATCCCTTAGAAGATATGATTCTATCTTTTATTGCATCATGACGCTTCTGGTCTTCTCTTAAATGATAAGAGCCATCAACTTCAATAACATATTTGTATTTCATGTTTATGATGTCTGCAATAAATCCAAACCTGGCATAGTTTTGTTTATCGTATTGGTCAACAAGCCCAAGGGAACTCCACTTATCCCAGAACCATTTCTCTGACTTTGGAAGAGAGGCATTAAGGTCGCAAGCAAGTTTTTGAAGATCATTTCTAGATCGTCTAACAAATCTTCTCATTCTGTATTCTCCTATGTACAAATTAGCACAAGAGAGTAACAATGTTAAGATAGAAACCACTATTGCTCGACCAGCAAACAACGGTCTTATGAGTGGGGGGCTTTTAACAAGGATCCAAAGGAATTGTTAAGAGTAGGTATGTTGGGCCAATCGGAGACTAGAGTTAATGCTAACCATTCTCTAGCAACCCGAGTAGACAGGGGAGTATCCACCTCTACAAAGCCAGCAAGCTGTAACCAAGAATACAGCTAAATCAGATATACTCTACTTTCATCTAAATGATGGGTAGGGTTCCTTTGTCTTCTCCCCAATCCGATAGCTACCGCTAAACCACGCAGTACCATTCATCGGATTCAATACAGCTTTTAAGACAGAACAGCCGCCCCTGGCGGTTTCTTATATGCGGTGGCCAGTCGGATCTCTGGTTGTTGATTGAATCTGTCAAAAAAGGTCGATCTCAAAATACGAAAAAATTGTGAGCTGTTGCATGCCCCCGCATCCCTCAGTGCTTGGGTGGTGTGTGGGTGGGGTGGTGGATGATTGATAGCTGCGACACACCAAGACTAATGATTGTGTAGGTTTCTTAACGATTGTTAGCTGATGGTTGCCACGCAGTTAGGGCAGCCTAGTGTAGCACAGTGGTATTGATAGTCAACACATTAATATTACTTAGGAATGTTAGGATCTCTTAGCAAGAGGAGCATAGGACATGACGCAATCGCACCTCTATATATATGTAGCTCGGTGAAATAATCGGGGGGGGATAGTGAGGCAGTGAGCGCTAGCAATTGCCTTATGGTAGAGTATTGTTACCCTATTGATTGACACTGCAGCGCTCTGGTCCAATCAAAGCCTCTATATATAACGCATCCTACCTGTAACATAATCGACACAGTGTCAAATAGTCACCGATCAATAAGATCTACCGCACAAAAGCGCACAAGATATTTTGAAAAGCGCACAGTATATATATAAATCACATTCTCTTGATAAAAAGAATCAATAGTATTGACTTTATAAAGATAGCTTGCTAGTGTTCTTCTTAAGGAGAAACACGAAATGAAAACAGAAACACTAAAATTAATAGTAAATGCTTTTAATACCGCATCGAGAGATGAAACAAGGCTTAATCTTTGCGGAGTATTATTAGAGAAAAAAGACAATGGAATTAATATTGTTGGATGCGATGGGCACAAGCTATCAGTGGTCAATCAAATCGATGATAGTTTATTGGAGTTAATTGGAAACAACAAGTACTTCATTAACAGAGAAGATTTGAAGATTATTAAGCTAGCCATTAAAGCGTTTGGAAAACTATCAGATATACCCGCCAAGCTTGTTGGCGAAACAATAGTAATAGGAATGGAGAGCCTTTCCTCGTTTATTGTAAGCCTAAAAACCTGCAAAGCACAGGGCATAACATATCCCGATTATAACCAAGTAATTCCACGCAATGAGTCGTCTTACTCCAACAGAATATCATTCAATCCAGAGTATTTAATCGAAGCTTACAAGGCAATTAAAGCCACAGACGCTAGGCTTGACCAAGTGTTCCTAGAAATCAATCCAGGCGACAAGATGGCCGCATTAATTATTAAAACATCAAACAAGCAAGGCATGGCCGTATTAATGCCAATGAGGGGATAAGAATGAACACTGCAATAATAACAAAAGCTCAAATCGAAAATAAGCCCAGCCCTCAAAATGAAGTGAAGCTACCGCAAGGCGGCGAGTTATACGTTAATATGTGGGGAACTACTATGCGGCGCGTGGTTTTCTACCAAGTTATAAGCAAAGAGAAAGGCAAGAATAAGTATTACCTAACTAGGCCTATCGTTGAATCATCCGGAAATGTTTGCGCGGGAGAAACTAAGGTAATTGGCCCTAGCACTAGCACAGTAGTAGTAGCTCACGCCAAGATGCACAGAGGAAGGTTTGTGCTTTGCAATAATGATTTTACGATCAAAAGCTATTGCCCCTATCTTGACTTAGCACAGCCTGGCGACTCTCATTCAGAGTGGAGTGATTGATTACATCAAGCGCTTGAGCCTATAAGCTTGAGCGCTTTCTTGTACTTAAACACTAGGAGAATGAAGAAATGGAAAACCAGATAATTTACTGCGTTATTGGATGGCACGACAACAAAGAATGGCGAAAAAATGAGCCTACACTCTGCGGATGTCACACAACACAAGCGAGCGCTGAAAAAGAAATTGCTTACTTGAAAGAAACCGATTCAGACGAAAAGAACATGGTTTTTAATAAGTATAAGATAGCGACCAAGTGGCTAGCATTAAATAACGGAACATATCTAAAGAAAGTGAGCGAGTAATGAAAACGAAAAATCTAATATGCTATTCCGATCCAGGCCACGCATGGCTAGCAGTGCCTTATGCTTTCTTTAAAAAGATTGATTCAGTAGTATCGCCTTGGTCATACAAGAATGATAGCTGCAGCACAGTGTTTCTTGAGGAAGATTGCGATGCTGGCCGATTCTTAGATAAAGCCAAAGAATTAGGCTATTCCATTACTTTTAAAAACAAGCACACAAACAAAAGATCAAGAATTAGAACATATTGGAACTTTTCCAATAAATGGGAAGAGTACCTATTCGAAAATAAAAAGAGAATATCTTTAGAGGTGAAAAATGAAAACAATTTCTAAGGAAGAAATTTCTATATTTGAAAACTTGATTAATTACTTATTACAGCACGAACAGGAGGACTTTTACGACTGGTGTCATGCACAAGAAATTGATGCTGAAAAAGAAATTAAAAACAGCGAATCACACCACATATATGCAATTGCTAATCTTGCATATGATTCTTTAAACAAACTAAAGGGGAAAATAGAATGAAGCTTCTTGCTAACGGAAAAGATAACACAAAACTTAATAAGAGCGTTAAGCGCTTCTCTCGCTTTGACGTTTACTCGCTTAGTCTTTATCCCAACAAGCTTATTTGCGAATCGGCCACAAAAGAATGTTTGTCGTTATGCCTAAAATCAGCTGGAATGGGAGTTTTCCCTAACGTGATAAATGGTAGGCAAGCGAAAACCATCTTTTTCATGAAAGAGAAAGAGAAATTTTTAGTCCAGCTCAAGAAGGAAATCACTAATTCCATTAAGAGAAGCGCAAAGCGCAAGCGCACAGCCGCTTTTCGCCTTAACATGATGTCAGATGTAGATTGGCTCTCGCTAGGTATCCCGCAAGCTTTCCCGAACGCTCAATTCTATGATTATACCAAGGTAGCAGGGCGCTGCTTTAGACAATTACCAGCTAACTATCACCTAACCTTCTCCCATAGCGGCGAAAACTTGGAAGAATGCAAGCGTATCTTGGGCCTTGGGCTCGCTAACATAGCAGTAGTTTTCAAGGATAGCTTACCCAAGCGCTGGCTAGGAAAGAAAGTTATCGATGGCACAACACACGATATGCGCTTTCTTGACCCTAAAGGCGTAATTGTAGGCCTGGTAGCGCTTGGCAAGGCTAAGAAGGCTGGCGCTGAATCTAAATTTGTGGTGACCCATGCCTAAACTCACACAATATCAAATCGATTTAATTAATAAACGCATAGAAGCTTGGAACAGGCAAAAAACGCAAAGCTTTATAGAACACAAGCAATTCATAGAACGATATGAACAGGAGCGCTTAAGGAAAAGAAAGTGGAACACAATATTAGTAGAGGAAAGGAAGGAAATAGAATGAAAAGAATAACTTACTGCTGCGAGATATGCGGCGGGGAAAATATAGCACTTGATGCGGCAGTGCGGTGGGATAAGAAAAAACAGGTTTGGGATATAACGACAATATTTGATAGCGGTGATCATTGTGATGATTGCGAAAAGGAAACAAGAGCAATTGAAAAGGAAATAAAATGAAGAATGAAATAAATGAAGAAAATTACAATAAATTAATCGCGCTGGCCAAAATTATCTTGAAAGAGTGGGAGCTACCTACCACAGACGTTTCTCGCGGGGAGCTTATCGCTAGGCTATCGCAATATTCTATAGAAGCGAGAGCCATTCTTAGAGCTTGCGGGGAGCTAGGGAAATGAAGATAGAAACAGAGGAAAAGATAGTATTACTAGTAAGCGCTTTGGCGCTTTACTTTGCGATATTATCTTTATTTTAAAAAGCATTGACATTGTGGTTTTATAAAGCTAGAAACATAAACAAGGAGAAACTGAAATGGAAAATGAAAACGCAGTAATTGCATATAATGTGATCAATAATAACGTATCTACCGCATCGAAAGAGTTCGTAGAAAGCGTAAAAACAATGCTTTCGCTCGGCTTCGAGACGCAAGAATATTCCGCTAAGAGCGGCGGGAAGTTTTGCGCAGACAATGAAAGCGCCATGCTAATCATTGACGCTAAAACCACTATCATCATCAACGTGCTAAGGCACAAGTGATCATCAAAACATTAACGGCACTGCCCAGCGTAATGGCTGGCTTTGCCTTATTTATCGCGCTCTGCTTTATTGTAGAGTTTTTTAAAGGGGAAAAAAAATGAGCTGGCAAACATATTATTTTTTTACTTCTATAATTATTGCTATTGCCGCTTTTCAAGCGGGAAGATCTTTTGAATCAAGAGACATAGAAAAAGATTTTTTACAAATGAAAGAGCAGCTAGCACAGAACTGGATGAGCTGCGAGAAGGGGAAGTGATGAAGATTGAATTAGAAATATCAGAGGAAAATGAAAGCACTGATGCTCCGTGGTGGCTTTTGATCGATCCCGCTCCAATTCGCCAAATGCTAGAGTTGGTTGCAGGGTGTGGAGAAATTCCAGAAGACGATAATATTATTTCTACCATTGCCATGAGTTCCATCGAGGGGCCTTATTTTAGCCGCAAATCTGCGGAAGATTATTTAAAAGCTAGAGCTTACGAGTACTCAAAGGAAACTATCGTTTGGTGCTCAAGCGGCTATTGGTCGAGCCAATATAAAAACGCAATCAGAGAAGCAAGAAACAAGGAAGGGAAATAAGATGAAACTAGAGTGGAAAGAAATGATTTATAAAAACCTGCCAGCGAAAATGCTGGAGGTTGTGCCGAGCGATATCGCGCAGTATTGCAATGGTTTTGCAAATCTCACCTTAGATCAGCGCAGAAACTTCTACGTTAATCTCTTCACGGAGCTTTGCAGATTCGAGTCGGGCTTCGATCCGAAATGCACTTACAAAGAAGGCTTTAACGATGCCAAGGGAAAGCCAGTGATTTCTACTGGGCTCTTTCAGGTGAGTGTGGAGAGCTTGGCGGGGTATGGCTTTCAAACCACACAAGAATCTTTATTTGATCCCGAGTTTAATATTCAGGGAATGCTCACTATTGCATCGAAGTGGATAATTCAAGATGGGCGCATTGCTTCGGATGCAATTCCATGGAGAGGCTTAAGCCGCTATTGGAGCCCATTTCGCACATTCGCAAGAAAACAATCAATCCAACAAGCAACACTAGCAGTAAACTACGGGGGAAATCAGATGAGCATTTACGATCAATTTTATGCGGCGGCAAAAGCAGAGATGGGAGTGGCAGAACTTCCTGGCATTTCTGAAAACAAGAAGATTATTGAGTATCACTCTTATACTTCATTAAAGGCCACTAGCGAACTAACGCCTTGGTGTTCTAGCTTTGCTAATTATGTGGTTTCAAAGTGCGGGCTAAAGGGCACCAACAGCGCCGCAGCTATTTCCTGGATGAAGTGGGGTAAGCCATTAGCTAAGCCAGTAAAGGGCTGCATCGCAGTTCTCAAGCGCAAGGGCGGCAATCACGTTGCGTTCGTGGATCATGTTGATGGCAATATGCTTTATTTATTGGGAGGTAATCAGGGAAATCAGGTCGGAATTTCCGCTTACCCGAAAGATCGCCTTTTAGGATTTAGAGGAGTTTAAAACTTTGCGGCGGTTGTTGCAATATTAGAAAGGAAAAAGAAAATAATGGAAAAGTTTTATTGGCTTAAAATTAAAGATACATCGGCTCCAGTGATGCCAATCAAATGGAAGTGGTTTGGTTTAAGAGTGCTTGTTGACTTTCCTCTTAACAGAAAGCCATTTTGGGTTTGGCGATGGCAGCTAGAAATTAAATAAAACTTTTGCGGCGGTTTCGATTTTACTTTGATGCAAGGATTAAAAACCTACTCCAAAGATTAGTAAACATAGCCGCCGCAATTCAGTGAAACGGAGTGGGAATGAAGAAATTAACAAAGTGGGAAGTTGGGCAAGATCTAATAGATTGCTACGATAAACTTCGAGAAAAAATCGCAGAAATAAAGGGCCAATATCCAGAACAATGCGGAGCCTTGATAGATTCGGCAGATCGAATTGCGGAAGTTTTTAATCGCTTACATGATGAATCCCACGGATTTGGTTTGGGAAGAATGAAAATGAACTTAAGGATTCATAATGAAGACATTTGAAGAAAGCTTAGATTCTTACATCGAGCGCGGTGCGGAAGAATTTGTTTGTACTTACGGTGACAATAACGACCATGTTTACAATGAGAGACTTAAGATGGCTCACGATGAATGTGCATCCTCCCTCAAGCCCATCGTGCTGAAGCTGTATGAGGCATTGCAGAAAATACAAAGCGGAGAAGAAGAAATAGAAATTGCACCAGACTGTAAAATAAACAGGTTTAGTAGAGTTGATATGTGTGCAATCGCTGATTTAACACTCTCCGAAATTTCCCATATGCTTGAAGGCGGTAGCAAATGAGCCAAACGCCGATCAGTCTAAAATGTATGAAGTGTGGCGAACATTTCTTATCTGGTATTCAGAAAATGTATTGTGGAGGTTGTGAAGAAATGAGCAGCGGCAAAACGTTATGTAAGCATGGCTCTGAGCCATTCACCTGCCTATCGTGCCGACAGAACTTTGCAGATGAAATACCCTTAGATCATCCATGCAGAAATACTTGCTCAGGCTGGAAGCAGGGATATGAGAAGGGATTGGCCGAGAAGGATATGGAAATAGGGCGGCTTTCTAAATGCCCAAACGAAGAATGGGAATGTAAAAAAATAGAGAGAAGATTAGAGAGTGAAATAGCGAAGCTACGGGCGGCGCTTGAGGACGTAAACCACATTTTAAATTGGAACGCCGATCACGTTTGCATTTGCTACGGCGGTCCAGAGAATACAGTACGACATAAAAAATGTCAGTATCATCAAATAATGAATGTTCTGAATAGAGAAGCGCTGGCGGGTGGGGAAGATGGCACCAAGTAGTTACACAATATTTATTCGATGCCCTGGATGCAATTACGTTTGCGCGAGATGGCGTGATTTCAAATGCTACAACAAGGAGTGTCGATATTATGCAAAGTGAAATAAAAGCCGCGATTGAAAGAGAAGCGGATACATATCAACGGAAAGAAGTTAGTTCTTTTGAGTCAATAAGACAACATGATGTGGTTAACAGATCATTTAAAAATGGCGCAGAGTACGGCTACAAGCTGGGTTTAATGGCTGCCGCAAAAGAAGCCGAGTCGTGGTGGGAATTGTTTAATTTTGATTCATTCGCTGAAACCGATTTAAGAAGAACGGCCAATCCAAATCAAATTGCTGAAAGAATTAGGAGCCTTCTAAATGAAAAATAACCTGCCGAATGTTTGGATAAATAAAGAGGATATTTTGGGCCTTACTCCAAAATTAATAAGACATCAAGCAGAGTACGTCCCAAAAGAAAAGCTAGAAATCGCTGTGAGCGCGCTGAAGGAAATTATCAACCATGAGTTATATGAGGGCGTGAATCAGGGAAAGTCCAGCGAGGATATTGCTAGAGACACACTTAAGGAACTAGGCGAGTGATTCTCATTCTATACAAAACGCGGGAACTGTTCACTATAGGATACTGTTCAACATAAAATGAACAGTACAAAATATACCCGAACGGGTGCTAAAAAGGAGAAGTAATGGCATTATTTTTATTGGCAATGGGAACAATAGCTCTCATCGGAGTGTCACAAGTTGACCACAAAGAGGATTCGGGTGCTAAAATTGTTACAGAGAAAGCTGTGGAGCGCTGTTATAAGGCTGGCCATGAGAAGAAGTGTGAGCTGAGGTATAAGTGAAGGTTCCTGCTGTTTCTATTATTTATCCAATCTGGAAAGTTAAGAAGAGAATTAAGAATCTTTTTATTTTAAAGCAAGCCATACAAGAAAACGAGTATTGGAGGGGGTATCAGGACTCTCTTGATCATGTAATCAAGCTTTTAGAGCGCGTTGAATACGAAGAAAGACGAAAGCTAGTAGAGCCCAAATAGGGCCATGTGTTAAAATGAAGTTATGAAGAGCCGATTTACAAAGAAATGGGTTTGCATAACTCTTAATGGATCGGATGGGCACTTTAAGGCTTTTGTGGAGAAGGTGGGCCTAGAAGCCAACCAAGAAGCTTATTACGTTAGATATGAGGGTGGAGAAAGAGAAGTGATCTTTCTATCAAGCGTGTTTAGGATTTGGTCTGCGGATCAGAAGAAAAAGAAGGCTCCGGTAATTCCTTTAAAGATAGACAATAAGCTAAAACTTGTGCGCTGAGTAAATCTAGTTCACGATTATGTAATGAGAAGACTTGGCTTTGTTTTTGGAGACATCCACTTCCCCTTTCACCATAAGATTGTTTTAGCTTGCGCCTTGTATATCTGCATAAAAAAACAACCGAAGTACATAGTCCAAGTTGGAGATCTAAACGATTACTATTCAGCCGCTAAGTTTCCTAGAAGCTATAATGTTTTAACACCAAGAGAAGAAGTAGAGCTGGCAAGGGGCCTAGGAGAGCGCTTTTGGGCGCTGTTGAATAAATATTGTCCACAAGCCCAGAAGTATCAAATATTGGGGAATCACTGTGTAAGGCCAATTAAGCGAGTTATGGAGAATGCGCCAGAGTTTGAAGATGATATGTGGAGAGCGCTTTGTGAGAAGTACACATTTGAAAACGTAAAAACTACGTTTGATACAAGGGAAGAATTAATCATTGATGATGTGTGGTTTCATCATGGACACTTAAGCCAGCTTGGCGCTCACGCTGCTTTTAATCATAATAATACTGTTGTTGGCCACACGCACAGATCTGGGATAGTTTACCACGCTCTTAATGGACATCTTCAAAAGCAGATATGGGAAGCAAACGCTGGCTATTTAGCGGATCCGCATTCTAAGGGATTGAGTTATACCGCACAAAAGAAAGCCACGAAGTGGACGCATTCTTGCCTTGAGATAGATCAGTTTGGCCCAAAGGTAATTCAGCTATATCCGGCAATGGCCACAAATATGCTTAATGATCCTCTTTTTAAAGAGTGTATATTTGAATGATCTGGCTATTTTTAGCTATAGAGACGGCTGAGTGTAATGTGTGGTGTATTTCTGAGAACTTTGAAAAGGGAAGTTATAATTTAAGCACAAGGCAGTGTGAGTGTGCGGATTGTTTCGATTATGACCTGATCAAGCTTAGGAAGAAGAAAGCTGTTAAGAAATCTGAACAATTAGAAAAGATGGAAATATACGAGCCATTTGATGATTCGCCATACCTAAAGATTAAATAAAAAACCCCTTGGAAGAATTTGACTTCTATCCAAAGGGCGCTAATCTAAAGCTGCGAAACAAAAGATTAATCATAGGCTATCTGAAACGGGCCGAAAAGCAATCTAAAATTCGCAAACAACTCCGAGGGCTAAACACCGTGGGGAATTGTTTTATCGGCCAACCACGTTCCAAGGGCCAAGCAGGGTAGCGTTGTAATTTGATCTAATCCGTATGTGGCCAGACAGTGATGGATGGCAAGGGGATTAGGCTAGAGATAAAAAAGAATCTAGTTAAGATCGAAACAATTCGGGATCTGCGGAAAGGGTATCAACTTAAGAGATACTGAATCCCGATTGATATGGAATTAAGTTAAACCATATTGCCTGTACCGAAGGAACGGCTCCGAAGGAACTGGCTCAAAGCAAGAGGTATCTCAACAAAGGGGTATCTTTGCCTATCCCTCTGAAACTCACCAAAGGAACTGCTTTGATTATGAAGATAAGTAGGAAGAATAGAAGATACAGAAACAAAATAGAAGATAAAGAGTTGTTTGCAAAAAAGCTTAGAGACAATCTTCCTAAGAGTGAAGTTTGGTTTTGGGAGGAGTGGGATAGGGCTGGCATGAGACATTGTGGAGACTTATCTAATCACATAGTAAATGGTTTTATCCCTGATGTTGTGAATAGAAAGTTTAATTATATTATTGAGATTGATGGAGATATTCACAATAGGCCAAGAGTTAAAAGAATAGACTTCGATAAGAACAAGGTATTTGAAAAGAATGGCTATAAAGTTTTTAGAGTAGAAGCATTTAACTACGATCACTTTGGAATACTGTGTGACCAGATAGATTATATTAGAGAGAAGATCTCTCCCCCTCAAATTACAAGAAAACCAAAAACAATTTTAAGAAAATCATTAATTAGTGTTGACTCCATAAAGTAATCTGTGTAGATTGCCGTTAAGGAGAAACGAATGAAAAGAATAGATTACAATTGGGAAAGCAAAGAATGCATAGTCAAAATGTCCTTGCTGGAGTTTGATAGCATTTGTCGTTTATGTGCTGTTGAGCAAGACCAACAAGATCAGCCTTTTGATTATCTTAAAGCAGTTTATGCAATTCAAAGAATTGTTGGTTGCCTTGATGCGCTTGTGCATTTCTCTCA